ATAGCCCGTAGGCAACACATTAAAGTCAGAGTGTACCTCGCGTTGTATAAAGCGGCTTCAACCTCTTCTCGGATTACTTCCGGAACTTCATCTAATGTTTTTAATCCTCGTTTGATTAAATTAACATAAATCTTAACCATAGCACTAGTCATTTTCACAACCCCATCCTCTCCGTCTTCACTATAAGTAGCTACTTCAACTAACATTTCATATAACTCAGTGCACGCCATCATAGCGAACACGATATTTTCTTCATTCTCAGTAATACGCTGTTCTAATTCAACATTATTCGCTTGAATACTTTCACTTTTACATTTCAATTCGTATAGTTTTCTAGATAAGTTAATTAAGTAATTATCCATTGTTCATCCTCCTTATAATAAGCTTTCATAAATTTCAGTCGTGGCCATCATTGTCGAATTGATACTCTCTGTTTGGGCGTTGTTTGATTCTTTTAACGCTTCTTGTTTCGTTTCAATATCTTCCATGGTCGAATATAAAGTACCTGACAAATCTTCACCGACGGTCGTAGCGACTTCCATTTCTACTTCTGGTAAAATATCAGTTGCCGACACATTGACGTGCGTAATCTTGTCGAAAGTATTTAGTTTAGGAATAGTAGCTCCGCCTTGATCGTTGATTGTTAAATCAACTGTTTTAATAACAGGTGTTTCTAGTTGATATTGAACCTTTGCCATATTAGTAGATAAATATGTTTTTAATGATTCTACATCTGGCGCAATAGATTTTTCAATACATAATCTTAAAAATTTGTTGGTTGAATGAACCGCAATACTTCTTGAATTAATTTCTGTGCTTGATATAGTCCAATCACGCACTTTAATAGTATCACATAAAATTGGTGCTGATGTTCTTATGCCTTTTACATCTAAATCATAATTTATATAATTTGTGTCTGTTGGTTGATATGATAAAGTACACATTCTCCAATTTTCTTGTCCGTTAAGTACAATCTCACCAATACCTTGAGTCAATTCACCAGTCAAACAATCTAATGTATCTTTCACATTACCAACTGCACGTAATGCTACATCTTCTGGTGTCGATAAAATGTTTGTTTTATGCGGTTCATAAGATGTTGCAGTAGAACCTTCTTCGATTTGGATGGTGATATTTGTTATATCTAACTGTGCGTTCGTTTCAAAGTTTTCCCATACAAGGAATAAGTTTATATCTGTTCGTGGGGTAAATGAGTTGGCTGTTATAGTGTTTACAACCATTTCCGAGGAATTAGCTGTGTTATACCCCCATAGTCTAAATTTTGATGTTTGTTTTATTCCATTTATAAAAACTTGAAATGTATACTTCACATCTTTGCGTAGAATAGAATTTAAATTGTGACTCCCCCAACTTCTTGCAGGAACACCAGACAAAGCCAATGTCCCATCTGATGATTTGGTTAAGCTAACACCTTGGGTTACAGAATTGCTTACAGTTTGTGCGTTAAACAAATTCTTCCCAGTAGTGCATAAAACAGGCATTTTAACTGATTGCATACCCTCAAAATAAGGAATATCCCAATTTTCCATACCATCTTGATACTCAATAATCATAATGTCTCTGATTTTGATTTTTCCTCTTGCGTAGGCATTCTGACAACGTAGAGCAATAAATATTTCATCAGTTAATTCACTTCTTGTTGTTGAAATCCATTGATAGTGTCCAACACCATTGACCTTCATAAAATCCACAAAAAGACAATTATGATTTGAGTTATTAAGATGATAATCTCTACTATTGACATCTTCAAAAGTTTCAACATAACAGCTTATGTAATATTTTGTGCTTGGTTTTAAATCTTGTAATGTTCTCCAATGCTCATTTGGGTTTTTTGAATTCTGGACTAACACATTGAATCCATCCCAATCACTAGAAGCAGTATATTCAATAATTTTTTTGGGCGCTAAATTTACCAATGTCTGACCCGATAAAATTGCACTTTTAACGGGACGCTCTTTTGTGTTATATAATGTTTCATCTTCTTTTTGAAACTTATAAAGAACATAATCAATATTACCAATCCCGCCTCCATTTTTAATCAAATACGCCAATAAAAACTCATAACGCGATTGAATCTTTTCGACGTTTGTGAAATCATTTTCTCCTCGTGCTAATTTGTCGAGTAAGACTTCTGAACGAGATTGTGGTGTAGGTAAATTAGAAGTATCGCCTGTTAAAATAGCTTTGAAAAATTCTTCTGCTCTCGATTGCGGCTCCATGTTTGGTAGTTCATTAGTTATTAAAGCGTTTGCCCATTCTTCGATACGACTCAAAGGAGTTGGTAAATTACCATAGTCCAAACAACATAGAGCGTATAAAAACCATTCCAATCTACCCTTAATGATTGTTCCGTCATATAATTCTAACGGTTCATTTGGGTCGATCATTACCAGTGACATATTAGTATCTATAGTAGTCATTATTGATTACCCCCATTTATAATTTCTTCATATCTTTGTTTTAATAACTCTAATTCATTTAATTTGGCCTCATATTCTTTTTTTAGATATTCAACCGCAACTAAATCGTTTGTTACGTCTGTTAATTTGGTCCCATATTCTCTTTTTAGATACTCGACAGCAACTAATTCGTTTATTACGTCTGTTTGGAGTTTTAATAATTCATCGGCACTTGTTCCGATCACAGAATCAATTTTTAATTGAATTCGGTCCTTGAATGTTTCTATAATATAATTATAGATAGTATTAAACGTTGTATGTTTAGTTGAATTACCGTCCTGAATCACCATTAATTCGGAACCATCCAATACGCCTTTTGTCTGTAGATCTTTAATTAACTTCAATTTGATTGCGTTTGAATCTAAAGTTAAGCCGGCCGTGATAACTTCATTTTCACTTAAACCTAATGCTCTATTATCATAATCCGTTAACAACGTATCGGAAAACACTAATGGTTTATCACCATAAATATTTTCAGCCACTTCGTAATTAAAATATGGAACCGTGATCTTACAACAATTAGCATCTGTAAAAATCAATTGCATTCTACCGATACCTATGGTTGAAGTGTATCTAGCATCGATATGGAATGTGATTTCATTATCGATAATGTCTACCGATTCTATTTTATCCGATGTTTCGTCGTTTGGCTGCTCGATAATCATATAAGCGTTTAGCGGCATAACGGAATATGGTTCCCGTACATTTGTGTTAGGATTCAAACCATACTCGCTAACTACAAATTTTAAATGAATTGCGTCTCCATAAAATAGTTTAATTGGAGATGAAAGTTTTACTTCGTAGCCCTTTATTGATAGGGCTATTGTTTTTGACAGCATTTCCGTTTCCCCTTTCAGAGTATTTTTAATATAAAATAATTAGACCCTCCTTTTTGTAATATCTATATATTATTGTGACACTTAACACCCCCTTTCTGGTATAACCCTAAATATAAATCACTAACATCCATCCCGCAGATTGCGTAGATGAATTTTTCTAATCTTGAATTCGACATTTAGTCACATCCTCTCTTAAAGTTTAATTACACCGTCTTCGATCAATGTATCAATAGCATATTCAAAAGTATACCCATAACGCATTAGGAAATCAACATCTGCTCGCACCCAATTATCTGTTAATTGTTTCGCGATATCTTGACAATTCCAATCCGTGTAATATCCAGTTCTTAATTTTTCTCGACAATACTCGTATGAATATTTTTCAGGTTTCTTTTTTGTAGCTGATTCATCAAATTCCTCTAGTTTCTTCCCCGCTTGTAATACCATTAATCCAATTGCGCATAAAGTGATGTTAGTTAATAATTCCATAATAAACCTCTCCTCTTTCTCTACTACTATCTTCTTATCTTAACGTCATCATTAATGAATTTTGTTGTGTTACGACCATATAATCGTAATAGATGTATGGCTTTTGACAAAATATCAATTCTTGAATAAGGTAGGTTGAACCCGCTCGGTATCTCGCTATTCGCATATTCTATGAAATCTTCGTAATGATAGGATGATTTAAATTCGTCCGGATAATCCTTCGCGAGCCTCAGTAGATCTTTCCCTATTGAATCATACTGCCAATCTTCTATCAGATTATCGTTGAATCTGTAATAAATACAACTATGTAATAATATCTGGTTTTCTCGTCGGTTAATTAAATCGATTATTTCTCGGTTCATTAAACCCACCTCCTAATCGATAAAATATCCGTCCCACTCGCCCTCATAATAATCATAATGCTCGTCATTCGGAATAGTCTTCTTCATATCGTATCCACTTCCTCCAGTATGAACAGTTACTATTAATTCGCCAGATTTTGTTTTTATCTGGATTTCGGAATCGACACCCATGAATTGTCTATTCCAATGTCTTTCGCTCATGATAAACACCCCTTTTAATGGTTTATAATTTGAAATAAATTCGAGGAATTCCATATTTAACACAACATTCGTGTTCGATTTGACATCCTCTAGCGCTCTCCCAATCCCCAACAAATACGCAGACGTCAGCTACCGATAATAATTCTAATGATTTACCCAAGAACCATAAAGGACTCACATCTACTGGTGCAGATTGAAAGAATGAATCAATAATTTCAATTTTATCACCTTCCGCTAAACCGATAGATGATTCGGCGTAACGGATCGCCGCTTCACGTGTTTCTAAAATTTCCTGGTCTGTTAAACCGCGCATTGCTTGACTAATGAATACTCTCATGTTGTTATCTCCTCCCGGTTTTAAATATCAATCTTCAATTAGAACAATTTGTCCTGTCCTAATAGTCTCTTTAACATTAATCACTCGTTGATTAGAGCTTCCTCGATGTTTAAGTGTTAAATCTTTTTTCTTAATTATAAATGGACCGTCCACTAACACGTCGACGTGTTGTAGAATGAGTAATTTTTTCTCGTCTTGGATCAAACGCTCGTAAGTATACCCACTCCAAATATAAATTGGCTTTCCGGATTCACGTTTAATCCGAACTACAAGTTCTAGTATACGATCTAAATCTTGTTGGAACACTTCGCCACCCAGAAGACAGACTCCGCTAACATGTGGATTCTTCGTATAAGATATAAATAGATCTTCCGCTTCTTTATCGAACGGGTGACCATTATTGAAATCCCAAGTAGCTTTATTAAAACACCCTGGACAACGGAAAGTACAACCACTAAAGAATATAGTGGTCGTAATTCCATTCCAGTTACTGGTGTCATATTTCATCATTTTACTATAATTCATAATAACACCCCTTTATTGGTTGTGGATTATAAATGTTTAACTCGATTGATGATATCTAGCTTTCGTCCTTTTGTCCAAGTAGTCTCTCCTAAATATCCACAGGTTCTTCGAACAACGCTTAATTTAGTTTGATCGCGGTTTCCACAAACAGGACAAACCCAATCTAATGTTTCCGGATCATTGTCCATAGTACCTGTATATTTACAAACTCCACATACATCACTCTCGAAGTTAATTTCAGAATAGATGATCGTTTCATACATATGTTCGTATAACGCTAAGATAGCATCTACGTTATTATGCATTGGATTTGTTTCAATATAACTTACAGCCCCACCTGTTGAGTAGCGTTGAAGTTCTGATTCGATGTCTAATTTTTCGAATGCGTCAATTCGTTCGCGAATATCAACGTGGTAAGAGTTTGTGATCCAACCTTTATCTGTAATATCCTCGATTACCCCGAAACGAGCTTTTAATTTATCACTAAACCAGCCAGTTGTTGATTCTTGCGGTGTCCCATATAAAGCAAATCGTAAATGAGGTTGCTCTAGTTTATAATTATCTAAAGCGTCTCTCATAGTACGCATGATTTTCTCCGCTAATTCAAATCCTTCTTCTGATGTATGTGATTTTCCAGTTAGGTATTTGACTGTCTCGTATAAACCAGAATATCCAATAGTTACAGTGAATCCTCGTTCATCGATAGCTTTTAAAATATCATCGTCCGGATTAAGTCGTGAAATCGCCCCATGTTGCCATAAGATCGGAGCAACACTTGCTTTAACCCCGCGCATTTTTTCATATCGTAATTCACAAACTTGTCGTGCTAATTCTAATTTACCATTTAATAATTCCCAGAATTTATCTAAATCTCCACCAGACTCTAAAGCCGCATAAGGTAAGTTGATTGAACAAACTCCTAAATTACCTCGTCCATAGAAGATCGCCTCTCCATTTTTATCATTGAAGACACTAAGGAAAGCTCGACAACCCATTGGAGGGAATGCATAACCATATAACTCTTTCATTTTCTTAACTGAGATAATATCCGGGTTCATTCGTAGAGCTGTTGATTTAGCAGCCAATTTCGTTAACCAATAATACTCGCTACCTGGGTATGTATTATTCTCATCTAAGAAATATAATAGTTTAGGGAATGTTTGTGTGGCCACAACTCCGTATTCATTCTTCATACCATCATTTCGCTGTTTTAAGAACTCTTCAATTAACAGTACAGTCTCTTTTTCATACTCTGGTTTTTCTGAAATATACATACAAACCGAGATAAAAGGCGACTGACCGTTTGTAGTCATTAAAGTAGAGACTTGGTAATTGAATGTTTGAACGGCATCTCTAATCTCATCACGTAATTCTTTCTGGATTAATTCGTCTAATCGATCTTGTGATACTAGTAAATTCATGTTTTCGTATTTTTTAGTGATTCGTTCCTCACTGATTCGAACAAAAGGTGCGATATGAGATAACGATACCGTTTGTCCACCATACGTACAAGACGCTACTTGAGCTGCAATCTGAGTAACGATAGTCATAGCTGTTCGCAGAGACTTAGGTTTCTCGATCATTTTCTTGTTAATAACGGTTCCGTTTTGTAACATGTCATCTAAATTAACTAACTCACAATTATAAGATGAGTTTAGGAAATAGTCTAAATCGTGGATTTTAATTTCACCATTGTCGTGAGCTTTAATTAAATGTTGAGGGATGAGTTTAGTTCGAGAAATATACTTACTAACTTCACCCGCCATTAAATCGCGTTGTGTCGAAACTAGTTGTGCTTGTTTGTTTGAATTCTCAGTTAGAATATCCTCGTTAGTAAAGTCTAATAAACCAACAACCGCATCGAGTAATTCATTTTTTGAATTTCGATAAACGCTTCGTTTGATTCGATAATCATTATAACATTCCGCTAATTCATAATTTGTTTTGTATAACTCCTCGACAACAATATCTTGAATCGTTTCAACGTTAATTGGATCCTCGTCTAAATTATCAATGCGTGTAAAGATTGAAGATAAGCATGCTCCCATATCAACCTGAACATACTCATCTTTAGCGGCACAATACTCCAGATATGCCGCATGAATCGCATTTATAATTCGTCTTTGATCGTATAATTTTGTTCTTCCGTCTCGCTTCATAATCATTTTTGCCATTTCTCGTTCCTCCTTGAATTAACCCCAAATATAAAATGGTCGTAAGTTAAAATGTTCCATGAATAACTTAATGTTATCCTCGTACTCTTCTAATGTTCCATTGTTTTGAATCGTGTAATCATAGTCATAGTTCTCAACGTTTGCGTCAGCCGCATTTGATGTGATAGCTGGCACATTATCGTTTTGAATAAACACCGTAAATACTCCTTTTAACTCGGTTAAACGCTTAATATCTTCTGGTTCACGAACATCGACTAACATAACATCAGCTTCAATCGCACCACACTGATATAGTTGAATCTGATTTACCACATCATTATATGATAAATCAGAATATCCACTAGTTAACATTTTTAAATCATGTAAGAATTTTCTATCACGCTCTTCTTTTTTACCGTCCCACCCACATAAAGCGGCAATTTTCTTCACTCTAGTCACGGAAGAGTATTTGTATACTTTCATATGCTTATTTAAAATCTCAGCAAAAGTATCTTTACCAGCTCGTGGTTTTCCGTTTACAATAAATACCAATTTATTTAGATTACTCATTAATATCATCCCCTTTTAAAATTGTATGAAACCTGACTCATTAAACTTACGTTTATCATTTAAGGCTCTCTCGATCGCTAAGTCGATTCCCGAACGGGTCTTCATATAGTAATAATTTAAATCTTTATAAGGTGTGTTGAGTCGATCGATTCGTCCCGCTGATTGATGCATAATTTTATATGAATAGTTTAAGGAATAGAACACAATTGTATCTGTTGTAATACAGTTCCATCCCTCAGCGCCAGCAGTATATTGAACCAAATAAACCCATTTACTTCCGACAGGTGTAGGATCATGCTTATGGCCATTCCATTCAGCCACTTTGACATCTTCGCCATAATGAATACTCTTAAGAATATCAAGCTCGTAATCAAAGTTGTAAAATACAATGATCTTCTTATGTGTTTCAAATAACTCTAACAGTTTGGTTGAGCGTGAGTCATGCGTATTGACTAATTTTCTCAAAGCGTAACAAAGTCCACTCGCGTTAGTTATGGGTTCATCGTTCCAAATATCCCATCTACGTTTCATTATGTCTTTATATAATTTATTGTCGTAAGCTACATAAATATCATAGTGATGTTGAACTGTCTCGCGTTCGAATTTCATATCTACCAAAATATCTCTTCTCTGTTTTAATAACTTGCCTGTACCGATATATTTTTCAATTTTTGGGTACTTTGAGAATCTAGAGAATACCGCATGCTCCCTCAAAAATTCTGTCTTGTTTTTATAGAAACCGTTTGCGATAAATACCGGAATATAATCAGACCATGTATCGCCAGGTGTTGCTGATAATAATATCCATTTATTTCTCTTTGCTATTTCGAGAAACGCTTTCACCCATGTCCCACTTCCAACAACTCGCTGTTCGTCGAATATAAAGAATGCGTTAGAGACGTCCTTATACTTTTTAATATTATTCCACGAGTCAACAATAACCTTGTTGTCGTATTTGTTTAACTCGTCATGTGTGGATAATAGAAAGTGTGACATTTCTCCTTCCCATTCGAAAGTGTCTCTTTTTCTAGCGGTTGTTATAATATAAAGATCCAACGGTTTACCAGGCATTGGGATGTATTCTTCACCTGATAGGAAACGAGGATTACCCCCGTTTTGAATGTAATAATAAGAAAGAGAGGTTAGTGATTTACCACTACCAACCCCTCCATTTAAGATACAACCGTTTTTCATTTTACTAATTGCTTCTAATTGATAATCTCTTAGCTCCATAGAGTCCTCCTTCTTATTAGAAGGGCATATCGTCATCGCTTAATTCGTCATCAAAGTCGTATTTACTTGCGAACGCGTCTTGTTCGATTTCAACATACATTGTTTTCAGATAAGCTTTAATCCCTTCTTTTCCATTTACTTCCCAGTGATAAGGGCGAATGATTAAATCAACATTTCTAATTTCAGCATAATCTAGAGTCCCAATAGATACGCTATCTAATGGTGTTTTATTACGACCAGCGATCATGATAACTTTAGGTGGGATGTTACCAAAAGCAACAGTTACTTGTAAGTATGGTGTTGGTTCTTCTCCATCTTCACGTGGGTTTAAATATTTAACATTCCATCCTTCAGCTTCTAAATCACGAGCAGTCTCATGGTCTAAAACCACGCAGAAGTTTTTGTTACCTTCACGGTTAAATTTACTTCCCTCCCCAGAGAAGTTTTTAAAGATTAAACGTGCATTCTCAATCATAATATTTTGTGTATTTTTGTAAGCCATAATTTTCAGTCTCCTTTAATATAAATTTAATTTTTCATACTCTTCGATGTTTCAAATATCAATCTTCATAGAACGGATGTAACCCGTAATCACCAACTATTAATGGTGGTTTAACGTAAGGATCATCAGACACAAACCATTCGAAATCCCCGTACTTATTGATTGTAGCAATAGCCGTATCAACCATTTCAATAAAATGTTTGTGATCGATATCCTCTTCTCGTCCTAATTGTTGAACCATTTCGGATTCCAACCATCGATAACCTTTTGATCCCGTTGCCGCATAATACTTACCGTCTTTTTCTCGATACAGGATTCCACCCCCACATCCAGGTTTAATAGGACAGAATCGTCCAATCTTACCAATAAATACATAATTGTGTTCACCTTCATCGAGTTTTTCGTTCATATCTAAATATAAAGTACTCGTAACCGATTTTGTCTCACATAAATCATCGAATTGAATATCTTCTTTTGAAAATAATCTCTTGAAGACATATGGGATTTGGAATTGAGTACCAGTTGCTGTCCATTTCCCGCCTTTCTTTTTATTATCGCCAGGAATATAACCGTACTGTTTCTCACAGTCTTCAGGACTAGCATACTTAGCAATATAAACAGCATCGTTAACTAAACACATACGATCATAAGTCGCCTCGTGTTCGAATTCGTATCCGTACTGTTTTGCAAAGTTCATTGTAAACTCAATAATCTCAGGAGTCGCATCCGGAATTTTAATAGAGTCCGTTTTGATATGAGCAACTTTAAAACCTCGTTTCATAATCTCGTCTTGAAGTGTTCGCATGAATAAGGCTCCTCGAAGAGCTACGATATTATTCTTATTACGAACATCTCTAAACGGATTATCAAAGTTAGCCGATGTTAACCCATAGACTGAGTTAATCGCAATCTTTAAAGCTTGAGCTAGATTGTTAGCCGTTGTTTCATCTTGTAAGTAAGGTGCTAATCGCCCTCCAAATAAGTGTCTTGCTTTTTCGAAATCACCACGTTTGATAGCAATACGTGTATCCAAAATATCTTTGAAGTTTTGAGTGTATTCCCCGAATGCGTTAAGATTAATAGCTGAGTTAGGGTGCATAGAAGCAACGTCCAACAACGCTACATTACCATACATACCAGGTTCGGCATAAACATAACCACCTTTTCCTAAGTCATCTCCTCGATAGATGTTTTTTCCATCGACATATTCATAACCAGGGAATGCGTTAATGATCTCCATAATAATCCCTCCTTAAAATATAAAAGAAAAAGAAGAGGCTGATTTCAAACCGGGTTTAAGGGATGGATGGAATACCCCGGCTCAAATATCAAGCTTCTCTTCTCTCTCATAACAGAGTTTGTTATTTTCGCGTATTAAAAGAATTGTTCACCCGTCGCTAAGTCTGTATAGACTAATTGTGGACGACGTTCTTTACCAAATATAATTCTCGTAGTTAGCGAGTTGGTTGTATCATTAACAGTCATACCAGCTAAGTCAGCCAAGATTTGTCTTGCGATGAAATCACCTTTTAGATGATTGAAGACCGCTTCTGTTGCGATAACATCATTATCACAATATTCTGCCACCTCAACCCAACGTTCTTCTGGTACAGGTTGATCCCAAGGTAGACCTAATTCTTGGTGATGAATACCTAATTCGATTTCCCATTTCTTAAGTGATTGCTTCTTAGCAGCAAAATCGTAAATATCAGTGTAGGATAGATTATAAGCTTCACCGAAGAACCCTTGTCCATTGTTAATGATGTTTTGTGACAGTTTATACAACTGTTCATTAGAATATCCCATCATTCGAGCATACACAATATGGTTGTCATATCGTCTACAGTTGAATCCAACCAGTCTGAATTTCAATAACTCTTCGATTTGTGCTGGTTTAGGGTTGATCATACGAACTATTTTTTGATCCTCACCTTCGAACTTCCAGTTCAGAAGAAATAGATTCGGGAAAACCTCAACGTCATAGAATATAATTTTATCGTGAGAACTTTCCATTGGTTCAGATGATTCTTTTGATTTAAACGGCATTTGGTGAACTAGTTTAATACAATAGTCTGCTTGATTTGTACTACCTGCAGCAAATGATAGGACCGCTGGTTTTAAATCCGATACATCATAATGTAGATCACTTTCATAAGCATCCGTTAAAATCTTATTGATGAAATCGATACTAGGTTTTGTACCTGGATGAATCTCTTTTCTGATATTTCGTTTAATTAGTGTGCGAATACCTTTTTCTGTCTTTACAGCTTCAAAGTTAACCACTTTATCCTCTCCTCTCAATGGTAAACCAGAACTTATGTTGGCTATCGGTAAATCATTACACTTCGTCAGTTTTCGTCTTAACGAACTCTTACCTGAATACACCTTAATCTCTACGTGGTCCGAATAGACCGAACTTAACTTCTTAGGATCACCTGTATAAATATAATGCAAGTGAACCCCTTTACCGCTCTTACTTAACTCACCATAAGTTGGTGGCCATTTGCTCGCTTCTTCTAGGTTTCGCTCTAAACATTTGTTTCCATTTTCGTCTGGAATATCAAAGTCAATAACGATATGATTCTCTGGGACTTTCACGTAATGTAATTTGCTAGTATCAATATCTTTCAATGTGGTTGAAACATTGTCCCATTTTTTAGTAGGCGTTCCTTTATCTGTTGCATATTGAGCAAAACAGTCTTCACATACTTCATCGAAGATAGAATCCGTATACTCAAATATCAATTTAGGTTTAGCCTCTACAATTTTGATTTCTTTGTCTTTTTGCTCTTCATCGAACTTCTCTTCTCTGAAACCAATATAATAACTTCGCACTCGAGTATCATCCTCAAGTCTATAACGTTCTTTATAATCTCTGAAGTAGTTTCGTAACTCTTCTTTAAATACTCGTTTAGACATCGGATATGGTACTTTGGCATCATCGCAGTAGTTCTTATACATCTCCCATGCGCATTTTAACGTTGTACCATTTTCCTTCTTAAATATAGGATAAGCATCAAGTACGTAGTTATAGAAATCATTCGATGCTCCCATCATTGAAATTGGAATATAATTATCGTACGCCCCAGGATTCTCGTTGAATACATCTAAACAGTGCTTTGCTATTGCCCCAAGCTCAAATGATACCCTATTCATAACCGAACGATATTCATTTGGACTCAGTTTATTTCCAGATGGCGATACGTCGATTAAACGTCGTATTAAACCCGACTTAGCATCCGTGATCTTTACTGGTTTATTTGTACCCATGTATAAGAAACAGTTAAAACGACTCGTATAAGCCGCTTTAAATTTCTCATTGACAGTCATTAATTCGTGTGAAACTAGACTGTTAAGACGTGTGTTATCTTCAATTCTTGATAAATCACCGTCGTGTTGTATTGCTACTAATGGGTTACTCTTAAAAGCCTCTAACGCAAACGAGTTACTACTCGATCCAAGTGCTCTAGCGTCGAACACCGAATAATATCCATCGAATAATTTCTGTATAATATTCAGGATGGTTGATTTACCTGTACCCGCTGAACCATAAAGTACCATAAACTTCTGTATAGTCTTTGATTCACCTGAGACAATAGAACCAATAGACCATTCGATTTTATGTCTCTCTTCTGGTGTATATAAAGTCGAAATTAGTTTATCGAATCCCGAATAATCTCCATCTTCTAACGGATATGGTAATCGTTTACTTGCGTAATCGGTCTTAGTTGTAACCATATTAGAGAATATCAATTTCTCATCTAGTGAGTGATATGAATCTCGCATCTGTCTTTGGCAATATTTATGCCAAACATCAATCATACCAGACTCCGCATCCCACATATGTAGAACACGAATTCTAGCATCGAATTTGTCTTTGTTCTCCTCCGCGTACTTATCAAGTTCTCTATCTATTAATTGTAACGCATCTTGCTCGTCCGTAGACCATAAACCTAGATCTTCCAACCAGATGGCGTAGAAATCGCCACCTCGTATCATTAAGTCGGAAGACTTTTTAATTATGAATCGTGGATAGATTTCAATAACCCCTTGTTTTGCAATTCGTGTCGAGATCATTAAGAAATCAATCATAAAATATCTCCCTCCTTTATATAACAACTCTATCTATTACTCTGTTATATAAAAACTATCTAAATACCAACATATTTGCTTCCATATCTCAACTTCTCTTAGATCGTCTTGACATCCTGGAATATGAATAATATTCCCTCGTCCGTCCGGCTCATAGTCTCTATCTAAGAAATTCGAGATTTGCCCATACACGTATTCCGAATCGAACTTTCGATCAGTCATCCAAGATAAATCCAAGTTATCAAGCATTCTCCAGAACCAATGACGAATATCCATTTCGCCTGTAATATTTTCCATATGTAGTGCTATTGCGACTAGTACCTCCAATACCGTACAAGGATCCTCCCAATCCATTATACGTTCGTCTCCTCCGTCGCTAACATAGTACCATCTTAAATTCTCTCCGTCTAATGCTCTGTTCTCGTCATAGTCGACCGAATATCTAAAATCCATATCGTGTAACATAGTGAATAGTTTCCTATATCCCCAGCCATCCTCTCCATAAATGACTTGAGAATATAACCACTCAAAGTAATCATCTAATACTGTATCCATCTTATCACCTCCATTCCATCGCTAGGTGATAATTATAGTTGATGAGGTTTCTTCTCTTTAACAATCGATGGCTCTTTAACAATCCATTGTTCTTTTAGATCTGAATGATTCCAATCGTCTCGAATAACCTCGTAATCAGTCTTGTAAATATCATTTCGTACATAGATCGACGATGCCCCGAACTCTTCAAAGACCTTTAAGTTTTCTAAACCAACAACAATATCTGGTTCCTCGATTACTTCATCTACATCATCAACTAAAACCCCATCTGCGAAATATGTTAATGTCATTGTATCGTATTCTGGGTCCTCTCCAAACTCAGATGGATCGATAATGAACGGATCATCAAATCGCGTTGGTTCCTCTTGTGGTTTATACGTAGATGCTAATTTGTTATAGTTAACATAAGTTCTTTTGTTTGAATCATTTTTAATCTCTTGTACTACTTCTTTTACTTCTTCTACTACTTCTTTTACCTCTTCCACTACTTCATCAGTAGCTTCTACCGATTTACTTCTATAGTATTCGCGAACCTCTTCAATTTCTTCTTTAGCATCAGCTAATACTTTATTCTTAATAACGCATGCTCCGGCTACAGCACCAATAGCTAAACCGGCAGCAAATATAAATAAACCTTTCATGGTTTATACCTCCTTTTTCTCCGTATTATTGTCAATTATAAATCCAATAGCTCCACCTATTACGGCTAAAGCACTCATATATGGATGTCGTTCTAAAAAATCAAAGATTACGTCTAATTTATCCATGTCGTCTACGACCTCCTTTTCCGTAAACAACACTTCCAATAGCAAGACCTGCGATAAAACCGCAAGTCAATCCAAATATAACGCCTTTTTGACACATATTCATAATAACACCTCTTCGTTTATTTTGACTACATTAAATCCCAAATATTACCATCAACATTGAAATCTAATAGAATAGTTGGCTCATATCCATTTACAAATGCACGAACACGATCGTTACTCATATTGTAAATACCGAAGTCAACGAAGTTGTCTCCTTTTGTGTTTTTAGGATCATAAATCCAACCAACAATTTGTCCTGCTTTAGTTTTGTCGATACCTAACATGTCATATACATCATTTAAGAATAAACGTCCTTTTGCGCGTAATAAATCATTCGCATATTGTTGTTGTGCTTTTAAGAACATTAAGTTGTACTCTGGATCTTTTTGCCAATATGGACTTGATTCATCAAAGAAACGTGCATAATCAGAATATAAATCAGGATTCATTGTTTTAATAGTTTCAGTTACTGTTGTTTCAGTTCCATCTTCGTTTTCGATAGTTGTTAAAACTTCTTCAGCTTTAATTCCATATCGAATTTCTTTCTCTACTTCTTCGCCTACACGATCAATAACACGTTGTTTGTATTCTTTAAATGATTTATCAACTGTTAAATATGCAGCCGATAATGCAGCATTACGTTTTTGCATTACATTGTGTGAAGCTAATAAACATGTGATCGATAAAGTACCTAAAGCAACTGACGGTGCATATAATTTAGCAACTTTAACTCCCGTTTGAATATAATTGATCGCTAAATCTTTTTTAGCATCTTCTTGAGTATATTTTTCTTGGTACTCTGGATTCGCTTCAACCTCTACGATTTTATCACGAGTCTCTTTACACTCATCTAAAATATCATTTAATTTCATTGTTGCTTTACAAGCCATCACAGTTGTTGTTACAACACCAATAACACCTACACCCATTAAGATCTCAGGACTGTGTTTCTCAACTTTACCTTTAACAGTATTACATACATTTACGATTTGTTGTTTCATTTTTAATTCGCTCCTTTTTATTTTAATTTTTTAATTTGATTTAGTTTAAACCTTTCATAGTTTTCATTTTTCCATAAAGTAATTTACCAGCACAATAACCCATCATCATATATCCAGCAATAATCATTAAATTTGCCATAATTAACATCTCCTTTAAATAATATTATTGTTGATAATAATCACAACTGTTTCAGGATTATCAGATGAGTGTCTCATTTTTAAATATCCTAAAACAATAAGGCCAGCCATTACACCGGCCCCGATAGCTACTTCGCGTTTGTTGTTTCGAATCATACCACCTAATTCTTCTTTCTTTTCTTCGATAATAGTATCGAAAGCTTTAATTGTCATTTTTCGTTTTTTCTCTTCTAGAAAATCTTTAATTAATTGCATCTTGTTTGTCCTCCAGTTGTTCTGCTAAACTAATAGTAATTAATTGACTACATGTTGTTAAAATAAGCACTATTTTCTCCAATGAACGAAGAAAAGCAATACAACAGATAGCACCTAGAATATATAAGGCGTTTACACCTAATAATTTGTATAAAAATAAAGCAAATAAAGCGTCTAGAATAAGCATATGACTCCCTCCACAATTTCCAATTAATCAAACGGTAAAGCCTTTGGTAGTTTTAGTAAATATCCATCGCGAACACGTTGAACATCTGTACTTCTTAAATGAGTCCATCCGTATTTATTATCCGTGTAACTTCCATTGATACCTACTAAGTCGTATAAATCAGCAACACTAACCATTCCATAACTGTCGATTAAATCTTGCATACGATCAAGAACTTCCTCCGCCTCTCGACGAGTATCTAAAATAATATCATCATAATTATAACCTCTAGAACGTGTTCTTGCCCCTCGATCATAATCACGATCACGCTCATAGTATTTTGTATAAGATACACGAGATTCGTTTCGACCACGACTCTTAGCTTTTGATTCACCATACAATAACATATCAATACCACTCGTTACCATTTCAGAAATTGCTTTCTTAGCTGCTGGTAATAAGACTTCTTGAATAATATAATCTTTTACACTATGAACATCTTCAGCAATGAATACGTCCGCCAATTTTCGAACTTCATTCTTTTTACGAGTTTTACCTATTGCTACTCGTTCTACTTTTTTAGGAGGCATTACTTCTCCTGAATTCTCTTCTTTACCTCTGTGTGAATTTCCCTTGTACTCAACCATAATTAACATCTCCTTTATTTAATTTAAAAACGAAAAAGAAAGAGTATATGCGGAATCGAACCGCAACCCACCGACAATTAAGTCAGCTCTCACCAAGTTCACTCTTTCTCATAACAGCACTTGTAAATTTCGCGCACTACATGAAACGATCAAATCCGTATTGAGGTGGATTATCGAAATGCATCACGATACAAGGTTCATCATTCTCCGAGATAATAGAACTGAATGAAACTTCAATCATTCCTTTTGAAATATCCCAACCTTGTTCGTATCCAATGTCAGTACCTTTCAATCCAAGCTCGTAATAGAATTCATTTAATGATAATATGTTATCGTTTAATAATTTGTAATTCATATCATTTACGGCTTTTTGGATTTTATCGATATCTGATTTGAAATATCGTCCTGATAACATGTCGTAACACAAATAGTCGTCCTTACCTAAACAAGTAATAACAGGTCTATCTTCCACTCTATCTTTCGCGATAGAATCTCGGATTTCTTTTTCTTTCTCTTCTCCGACTACCTCTACTACTTTATTTCGATATTCTAATAGTGCGGATTCAGATAACTTATATGCCCCAGCTAACATTGCGTTTCTCTTATTATTGGTTGAAGTCGCGGCAATAATACAAGCTGCCGATGTACAATAACCAATGGTTGCTGGAATATAACATTTCCAAGTCTTTTTAACTTTCTCTAAGTTTGTTAAGTCTTCGTCTTCTTGAGCTAAAATATCAAGAGCCTTTGGTGTCGCCTTAACGGCTAATACTGTACTTGTAAGCATCCCAGCTAATCCCATACCAACCAAAATCTCAGGACTTTTTTCTGTTGCTTTAGTGATAATATTATTTCTAATTTCTTTGAAATTCATAAATACATCCTCCTAAATATAAATAGTTCGAAAGTAAAAGAACAAGCCTTTGCGGCTTATTCTCCTTGATTAAGATTAGCTAATTGTTCGGCGATAGCTTTTGCTACTTTTTCATTAATCGTATTGTCCATTTTCTTATCATTAGCGTAGCCTGTTAACGCTGTTCCTACTAACGCAAACGCACCACCTAATAATCCTACAACTTGAACAGTATCGATTTTTAAATTTTTCATAAAAACACTCTCCTTTAAATTATTTAGTCTTTCTCATAACAGCACTTGTGAATTTCGCGTATTATATATAAAACGAAAAAGAAAGAGTATATGCGGAATCGAACCACAATGCACCGACAACTAAGTCGGCTCTAACCTAGTTCACTCTTTCTCATAACAGCACTTGTAAATTTCGCGTATTAGTAAGTGAATACTTGATAGTCTGCCGATGGGTCCATATTAAATTTTAACGATAAGGCTGTTAAACCATCTTTTGTCTCTATTTCCTCATATAATAATTCAATCCATGAGAACCCTAAACATTCCCAATCTTTAAACGCTGACCAACCAACATCTTCACCTGTTTCAATCGGAGCTAGATTCAAGAATTCATATACCTCATTTAGTTTCATCTCACCTAAGAAATTAAACATACGATTAATCTTATACTCGGCCTCCTTAATCTCGTACATACTCATTTCGAAATATCTTTTCGAGTATTCATCATAGAATAAACGTGTCTCATGAAGCGATCCGTACTGATTGTATAATTCAATCTCCTTTTGTAATTCATGATCAACTTTAGTCGCTCCATCTTCTCCAAATACTTCTTTTACTTTACGTCTGTATTCTTCGTATGAACTATTTAAATACGTATAGGCACTCATTAATGATGCTTGTTTCACCTTATTTACTCGATTAGCACCTAAGATACATGTTACTGTTGCTAGACCTGTTAGTACGGCTGGAATATAAGCAGGAGCTACAGCTAAAACTTTCTCTGTTTTTGTTAACGAATAACCATACTCGGCTTGTTTAAATTCCTCCTTTTGTTCTAGCAAATATAAAGCTTTAGGAGTCGCTTTAGCCGCTAATACAGCAGTCGACGCAACACCAACTACACCTAACCCTGTTAGAATATTTACGCTATTATTACTGCAGAAATTTTTCACTTTGTTCATTTTAATTACCCCTTTCATTTTAACAAAAACAAAAGACCGCGTTAACGGTCTATATTTCTTTGATTAGAACTACTTTTTAAATTTGAATAATGATGATAAAGATTTACCTGCCATTGTAGTAAAGCTGTAATCTTTCTCGAATTCACAAATCATATAGGCGAATCCTTTCTTACATGCGGCCTCGATTAAAGGTGCTGCTACGACAACCGCTCCGATTTCAACAACCTTCACTAGTCTATCTCTATTTTTAGAATCTCGCTCGTTCTTAATCCCGTCAAGATCATTTTTGGTCTTATCTAGTTCATTTTGTCTATCGATGGCTTTCATAGCTTCCTCAAACGCTGCTGCTGCTTCGTCTGGATTTTCCCCCAATGATTTCTTTAAACGATCATTGATAACCTCTTCTAACAATTTTTTGTTATCTTCATTCATATTAACCTCTCCTTTTAAATCAATTCTTCTCATAACATAACGAGTTATTTTCGCGTAATTCTAACTAACAAATATCTCCTTCTATGGAGTTTGTTAAAGTCCTCAATTGTTAATTTGTAGATGTCTTTATTCGCGTCACTCTCATTAACATCGAATGTACCATTAGCGAATCTCGCTTTAATAAATATCCACGTAAGGATAACCCCTGTTATACAGCCTAGAATATACACCAACCAATTGATTATATATTCCATATAAATCCTCCTTTACTTATTTTAGAAATATAAAAGAAAGAGTATATGCGGAATCGAACCACAACATCATTTTTTAGATGATTTCTAACCAAGTTCACTCTTTCTCATAACAGTACTTGTAAATTTCGCGTAAATATAATTATTATAATTTCTCAGTGTAACTTAAGTTAATCCATCCTGCTCCTGATTTTAATTGCCCCCAACCATTTTGAGTTGATACGATAGTGTAAACTTCACCTTTCTTAACCGAAGTTACAACCTCGCAAGAAGTAGATGGGCCTTTACGTACGTTTAAGCTACCAGTATTAATTTTAACTTTGTATTCGGAAGATTTGGTAGTGGTACTTGTTTTCTCAGTGTAGCTTAAGTTAATCCATCCTGCTCCCGATTTTAGTTTACCCCATCCATTTTGAGTCTCAACAATAGTGTAAACTTCACCTTTTCGGATTGAAGTAGTTACCGCATAAGAAACACCAGGACCTTTACGCACATTTAAAGAATCAGCTGTTACTCGTACTGTGTAATTCGTTGTGGTAGGTGTATTTGTTTGTGGTTTTGTTCCACTAAGTTTATTTAATTCCGCTTGAATCATGTTTAGGAAACGCTGCCACCCTAAGTCTAACGTACGATGAGGACATTGTTTCTTAGCAAAGTCTTGGTGTTTCTTAACTTTATCGATCCCCCATCCACGAGCTTTTAATTCTTTAGCTAAGAATTCAGCACAATTTTGTTCGCATTTTTTAAATGTTTCTAAGTCACCGGTAGAGCGACAAATCTCAATGTGGATGTGTTCTCTATTACCGCTACCTTTAGATCCATCTCCACTTGCCCAAGCGTTTCGATTAGTCGGTAAACCTTGAATAACGTCTTTTTCATCTACCGCATAATGATATGAAACTTGATTATTGTTACTAATCATATATTTGATTTCACTCTCGGCACTTGCATCATTTGCCGTATTGTGTACGCAGAAACCTTTTGGTGTCATTTCATACGGACATTTGACGTTGTATTTTGATTGTGATACTAGGTTCTTTTTGAATGTATAACTCATTTACATCATCCCTTTCGTATTTACTTTTTTAGTTTGAATTCTGTCTAAACCTTTCGTTGAATTGTCGTTCCAGATACCAAGAAACGCCGTGATAACAGCGATGATTGCTACTGGATTAGATAGAATATCAAGTAAGGCTTTGTATAACAGCGGCCAGCTTGTTAGCTGTTGGAAATCGATCCCTGCCGCACTAAAGAATAACGCAAATACAGACAACCAGAAATAAGGATTTTTAAATTTCTCATTCATTATTCATCATCTCCATTCGTAGTATCTTCTTGATTATTTTGAAGTTGTTTGAGTTGAGCTTTAAGTACGATATTCTCGTTAATTAATCTAGCTAATTCCTCTTTATACGCTTCAATAACTAATTCTACTTCGATTTGCATTTCTCATCACCTCCTCTAAATTAAATTTATAAGCATCGTTAACACCGCACTAAATACCGCTAACCCCAAAGAGATAAATACACCCGTTTGTTGTTTCTTACTGTCGTGCATACTCCCTCTTACAAATTCTTCCATATTATCGTTTCGCTTCTCTAACATCTTGATAATTCGATCATGTTCTCTATTTTGAGCTTCAAGGGTATCAATTCTAGATGAAAGTTTCTGTTCTTCAAGATTTGACAATTTAGCTCGAACGTAAGACATATCCTGTACAAGTTGTAGTAGGAGTTCTTGTGTTTTGTCTTCTCCCAATAGTATCACCCCCTTTAAATATAATTCAACCCTCTAATCTAAAGTTCGCGTTAGCATACGTTCGATGTTAGCTAATCTAGTTTTTAGTTCTTCATTTTCACGTTTCAAACACTCGTATTGTTCGTTACGAATTTGGATTTCTTTTTTTAATCCTCCCATAACTGCCGTAGCTAATCCATAAGCATTAATACCAAGAAGTGTATCTGTCGTTCCGTCCTCTTTTTCATACTCACTCTCGATCAGGATACCTTTAGAACATTCATACTTTTGAATATCTTGCGCCATGATACCAATATGGATATTGACGTCATTTTTACTGTTTTCCATGGCCATTTTACCTAATCTATTCTTTGATAACTTCTCTTTACTCTTATTCAGCATTATATAATTATAAATATCTGTATTTTTGATCATCTCAAAGCAGTCATCAATGTTTGTGAATCCTTGTTTTACTTTGAAGCGCTCATCGGATGTTTGTATAGTACCGTTTGCAGCCCAAACCGAATGCCATCGATACCCTGATGAACCTAAATATGTTGTCGCACTAGTTGCAGGACATAACCATTTTGCTTGTGCGTAGATAGTATTAGCTCCAGTTTTAGCTGTCAACCAAATATCACCTAGATCATTAGTCAACCCATTAACATACATCTCTTTAACGTATCCTTTACTGAATCGCCAACTAGAGGTACCTAATGAACTACTAGACGACGGCCAACTACTCCCGCTACTAGCAGATGGGAGTAAACCATTTGTAGTTGTTCGTATCCAGTTAGATGTGGATCCATCGTTTAATGTCATTCCTTGGTATCCGTTAGCGCTAACCAAAGCCTTAGCAGCGCCTATATCCGCAGGGGTTGGTTTACTCCCAGATGTGTAGACCTTGTAGGATGTCGAGCCGTTCCACCAAGTAGGCGCATTAGCTGAGCAAAATGCAACATTAGCTCCCACATCACCTAAATCAATCCCGCCATGACTTGCTATTTTCGCGATATTTCTATTAGTCCCGCTTGAATTTGCCCCTTGGATAACCGAACCATACCTAACCCATATATAATTATCTCTTAGGATATTATAATCGCTATAGGTTAATCGCCCATCGTCTTTTAATTGGATGTATTTTCCACTTTTATTATTATGAATATAAACATCAGTGCCTCCCGTACCCATGACAAGATTTTTACCATTTCCCGTCATGGTGATACTACCTCTAGAAATTAGAGTTCTTTGAGTTGTTGCGCCAGTGCCTTGATGTATATCAATTTGATGGGGTTGTATTTTTACTTCTCCAGTATTCGTTTCATATTCACCAGTCTTGTGTATTCTTATTTTATCAATATCTACATCCACATATCTCCACCAACTACTAAGGGTTCCATCATCGTTGTATGTTTCGCCGTGTAATCCGTTACTTCCGACTCTATAGACGCCGTCTGTAAAAATATTATAATTGGGGGCTAATGCAAATTCGATACTTTTTGAATAGATACCGTCTTTATTTGCTTGAAATAGGATATTATTCGAAGCGTCTTGTACCTTAATATAACCGTTACCATTACTTGATCCACCTGCTTCGAAGTTTGTCCCTTTGAAGGTACCTGAAGTAATCGAGTTGGCAGAGATGGTCCCGGTTGTAATTTTACTACCATTAATCGTTGTTGAGCCGCTGTTGATAGCATTAACAACTACTGCACCGGTTAACTCAATCTTGCTCGCGTTGATCTTCACACTTTCAGCAGTTTGATTGATGGATGAGATAATAGTGGTCTTGTCGACTTTACCGGTTAGATTATTTTTATATGTCGCAGAACTCGTTACTGTCGATACGATCGCATCAGATGTTATCTTCTGCTCTGCCGTACTAACCCTTGTTGATAAGGATGAGATGGTATTATCTACATCTTCCGGTGCAGGGGACCAATCGGTACCAACTGTTCCTTTTTCTAGTTTCCAGCCCGCCCAATAAATATAGTTAGTATTGGTTGCGGTATTAACTTCGATTCTTGCATCGACCCTATCTAGTGTCCCCGCATCTGCCACAAAAGGGAACCATACTTGTTTCCATGTAGGCGTAACTGTGAAATTATTATATGCTTTACTAGAGCCGGCGGTATTCCCCGTACCCATTGTTCTGTGTGCGGTAACATTAAGTGTTACATTCTGATCTGATTTTATATAAACCGATAGAACCAACTTGTCGCCTACTTTAAAACCACCTCTTTGTGCGATAGCTTTAAGGTTAAAATATCGTCCGGACCATGCCGTATTGGTTTTTACAGCTGTTATACCTCCGAATAAATCACTAGCCGTTGTTACAGTCCCACCGCCAGAGGCGAAATCATTAGTTGCCGTTTTACTTCCTATTGCTAAATTTCGTCCTCCGACTTGAATTCCATCGATTTTATTTTGAACATTTGTTTTGGTTTCGTATGTACTTGAAACGGATGAAGTGATCGCATCCTTAGCGATTTTTATTTGACTATCGGTTTGTGTCTTAGTGTAGTAATTTGCAATAGTGGTATTTAAGGTGTTATTTGCGCTAGTTATAGCATCATTTTTAGCTTGTGTTATGTCCGTTGTGACGTCTTCTGGTGCTGGCGACCAATCTGTTGCGACGGTACCGATCTCTAATTTTGGTTTTCGAACATAAACTGTACCCGTTTTTCCAGTTTGTTTCTTGAATTGAATTTGGTATCTTGTTGCACTTGCTATTTCATTAACACTTGTTGGGTCAAAGGTGTATGACACTCGCTTCCAAGGTTCGCTTGCTAATAATTTAAATCCAGTAGATACAACGACATTTGTGATTTCTTTTACTCGTGTTGAGCCATTATAAGCACCGAAACTGAATGCTAAAATTCCAGCATTACTTTCGTAATATTCAAATGAAATAGTTAATTTAGAAGTTAAAGTATTAATATATGGATACACAGGTATCTGACACTCTAGCCACTCTGTGCTGGTGGTGACGATTTCTAGTTTTTTAAATCCTTCATTACCTGTATCTGAAACACTCCATGCTCCTTTATTAACATTTGAAATTAACTTACTTTGAGAAACGAGGTTACGACCTCCGATTTGAGTACTGTCTACGAGTTCCTCAACCTTTGTGATTTCTGTTTCCAGTGATTTAACGCTTAAATCGATAGCATCTTTAGCTACTTTAATTTGACTATCTGTTTGTGTCTTAGTGTAATAATTAGCTATTGTGGTATTTAAAGTTGAATTCGCCGAATTAATCGCTTCCGTTTTCTTTGTATCAGCGTAAGACTTAGCTGAGGTCAAAGCGTTATTAGCTTTTGTCGTCGCGTCCGACGAAGCTGTTGAGATAGCGCTATTAACCTTACTAGTGACATTTGTTTTGGTTTCATATGTTTGAGATATCCCTAAGTTAATCGCATCCTTAGCTATTTTGATTTGTGAGTCGGTTTGAGTTTTAGTGTAGTAATTTGCTATTGTGGTATTTAAGGTGTTATTAGCACTTGTGATGGCTTCTGATTTCTTTGTATCAGCGTAGGACTTGGCTGAGGTTAAAGCGTTATTCGCCTTAGACGTTGCGTCCGATGAAGCTGTAGAAATGGCTTCGGATTTCTTTGTGTCGGCGTATGATTTAGCACTTGTCAGCGTGCTACTGATTTGTGATGAGACGCTCGATTTAGTTTCGTAAGTTTGAGAGACCCCTAATTCAATAGCATCTTTACTTATTTTGATTTGTGAGTCGGTATAATTTTTAGATGTTGTTATTGCATTATCAATCGATGTATCAACGTCCTCTGGTGCAGGTGTCCAATCGGTTGCTTTGGTTCCTTTTTCCACTTTAAGCATCTTCCATTGTACCGAACCGCTTTGTACGTAATCATGTCTGACAGATAACTGCCAATAGGTATTCTTAAGATGATCCGCTGTTACGGTGAAACTATACAAGAACGTATATTCACCACTACCGCTTATATTTATTTTTGAGGAACCATAGAAAGCCCCAGGGCTCCAACCGGTAACATTACCCTCACCTTGAAGATTACATTTTGCAGTCTGTCCGCTTGCTGCTACTATGTCTGTGTATTTATATATCATTTTGACATATACCGTATCACCAACATTTAACCCATCAGTTAGAACTTTAGATACTGTAGGAGATATATTAGTTCCCCCTGTGAATTTAGTATAAGGGGTAGAGAATGAACTTGAGGTTAGTTGGGCTAAATTTCTACCACCAATTTTAATATTATTAACGGCATTAGATACCTTGTTATTTACTTCAGTTTTTGTCTCATATACTTTCGAAATACCAAGATTTATTTCATCCTTAGCAACACTAATAGCAGAGCTCATTTGTTCGGTTGTTGAGTAATTAGCTTTAATATTATTATCGATCGTTTTAACTTCATTTTTCGTCGCATAGGTACTGCTAACAGACGCTGTGATTTCATCAACTTTCTGATTAATAGCACTATTCATGGCCGATGTCGTTGAATAATTACTTGATAAGTTATTCTTAACATCGTTAACGCTCGTTTTAGTAGCGTATGTATTATTAACGGTTGTTTTAAAACCGTCTAAATTTTGTTGTAATGATGTGTATTTAGATGTGAGCGTATTCGTTGTTTCAACCACATTACCCTCTAAATCCGTAACTTGTTTCTTTATCGCAGTATCTTCAGCTAGTAACGTACTAATACTTGATTTATTCGCTTCTATTTTCGAAGTGTTCGATTGAATTTTATCCGTGATTGTGGTTAAATCACTATCGATATCTTTAATGGTATCAACTTGTGTCTTTAACGATTTGAACGCTACTTCTAACGATTGGTTTTGTTCGTCCAGATAAATCTTATTAGATTTGATAGTTGTTGTATTATCGTTGTTGATCTCCGTCACAACAGATGAAATATCCAATTTACCTCCAGATATAGCAGCGTTATCACTAACCATATCGTTAACGATTAAACCGTCAGCTATAGCCGAAGCTGTGATCCCATTTTGATTTATTATCTGTCCTTGTCCGTCTTCCCCGTATAAAGCGAATGTGAAGTCGTTCGATGCATCCCTACCAATCTGAATTCGAACATTTCCATTCTTATCAGTGAATTGTTGAGTTGCGCCTGATATACGCATCCCACCATCTTCGCTACCAATAACCACGCTATTAGTATTTATTCGACCTGCGTTTATTTTAGCAGCATTTACAGTATCAATCATCGCATCTTTAATAAATGCATCTTCCATCGTTACTTTATCAGCAGTAATGTTAAACGATAAGATGTTATCACTCGTTAAGTTACCACTAACAAGGGTTTTTATTTCTGCAAAGTCCGCGTCCAGCACTTCAATCTCGGCTTTAGTCGCTTCTAAGTCTTCTATCGTAGCTTTATCGGCTACTAGGTTTTCGATTTCCGCATCTTTAACTTTTAAATCCTCAATTACAGCATTAACTGCTTCTAGATCTTCGATGTCAGCTTTGTCTGCTACAAGATCCTCGATCTGAGCGTGTTTCACTTTTAAGTTCTGAATATCAGCATTAACTGCATTTAAATCGTTTATGGTTGCTTTATCAGCTACTAGATTCTCAATTTCTGCATCTTTAACTTTTAGATTCTCGATTACAGCATTAACTGCTTCTAGATCTTCGATGTCAGCTTTGTCGATAATCGCATTTTCTATCTCCGCGTCTTTTACTTTTAAATTCTCTATAACAGCATTCGTTGCTTCTAGATCTTCGATGTCAGCTTTACCTACTATTAAATTTTCAATTGTCGCTTTATATGCTTCTAATTCATTCACACTTACTTTATCAGCAACAACCGTTTCAAATACACCTATTTGCTCGGTTACAGTCTCAACAACCTTGTCTACTCGATTACCACTTGCTGATGGTGCTGTTACGTTTCCTGTTACTGTAGCTCTATGGTCTTTAATCATTACGGTAACACGTTCACCATCCTCGATATCCGTTGTTGTATCTGTTGGTGTTAGTAAATCCGAACCGTCTATTTTGACATATTTACCATCGCTTGCTTGTACGATGGTGGCGTATACTATTCCTTCTTTCGGTTTTTCTTTATTACCGTTCGTCACTTTAACGAATTCCGATATTATGTCGTATGATAATCCCATATAATCACCCCCATAATTCAGTTGTAAATACGGCTTTTTCTGTTACAGGACAACCAGACTCACATTTGATACTTTGATTTATGACTTTAGCTTTAACGTTATTTATCCCTGCTCTAGAGTAATTTAAACGAACACAATCACCGATTCGTACAGGACAATATCCGTGTGTATACGTAACTGTATACTCTAAAGAGGATAATTCTTTAAGTGTTTTCTCAGCGTATTCTTGTACTCGCTTTTGATTAGGATTACCTAATAAACTAGGATTACTTTCCCGATGTGTTATTTCTCTACCTCTATTAACCGTTGATGTGGGACTTGATGGGTCGTCATTAACAGCTCTCCCTACGAAATATTCGGTACCGTTAGAATAGATGACCTCCACAACATTCGGAATCCCGTATAAATCTCGATCAACAGTTAATTCAGGATAAAGAATTGAGCTATTCGAATCGTCATAAGTCCATATCGGTTGTAGTGACATTGTATCTTGCTCTGGTGTAAAATATACTCGTCCGACTTCATCTAGTGCTAATGATGAATCAGCATTGGCTAATAAATCACGAACGAATGTAATCCATGTATCGTCGATATTTGCTACGAAATTATAATTTAGCGTATCGTCTTTTGTTGTTTTAATAATCGGTGCTCTTACCTGTTCTCGTACAATTCGATGTGCTACATCAAATATATTTTCACCTTCTAGAATAGAGTACCCAAGCGGTGTTGGGTTCTCTTTTAGTTCTAAAAGTGGCGTATAAGCATCTAGAGTTACACTCTTTGTTTTACCATCGAAACTGTAGGATGGTGATTGTACTAAAAATGTACCTAAAGAATGTTTTTCTCTTAATCCATTTTGAATTGTCACGAGGTAGACTCGAACATAACATTCGCCGATTGAATCGGTAGTTGTGATACTAGCTGATCCCAGTGTCTCTAGAGTTAGATCTCTATTTATCGTACTGTCTAAAACACCATCGAGTTTTCGAATATCCCTCCATGTCCCAGGATCAACCACATAGTATTCAAATGTTTGCTGCATCGTTTTAGTCCAGTCTGGCATATTACATACCTCCTTCTACACGTTTAATTTCTAAAGTTACTGGTATTGTCATTTCTCTATGTTTTTGCGAGAATGATACGGAAATATTAGCCCAGTAACCACTTCCTGATGGTTCTCTAACATAAACATCACCTGCGTATATAGCAAGTCTTCTTAGTCCATATAATGTACTTTTATCTGTTTTAGGAATATCAACATTCCATGTCGACGATGTCCCTAATTGTGTTCCGTAATAACTTACTGGATGGGAACGTCCAATATACTCTATTAATGAAACATCCATCGTATTACTGTCGGATACGTCAATGTTGTACGGTAATTTTAACACCGAACCCGCCCAAGTAACTTCATCGATTGGATCATCCCCCATAACTTGAAGATTGCTCCATGTTTCATCCCATTGTATCACTACTGATTTAACACCTACTGTGTAACCTGGAAGATCTGCATAACTTATGTTTCCTGTTGTTGTGTCAGTTGATACAATTCGATACTTAGCTGAATCTAAAGGGGGATGTGGATCCGTAACATATATACTATCCGTATTACTGATATCGGTAGCTATTGTAGTGAAGCGTCCATCGTATTCATGTCTATATACCGATAACGTCACATTTTCAACTAGATTCTCTCTATCAGATTGAACAACCGTGAAATACGTAGAGGTTGAAGTTGAATCGACTCCGAGAAACACTAAGTCATCCATATCGGTCAATGCGTTATTAACAGATGAACCTTCCAATGGATCTATAACGGTTGACGTTCTCTTATATGTGTTGTCTGCTGAATTATATGTGACTTTATAGAAAATATAAGGACGTTCGGTACAATACGGGCGTATGTACGCACTTAATGTTTTCTCGTCAAACATTACCTCAGCAGTCGGATAATACTCCGTCTCATCTAATGAAACTCGGAATGTTACTTTCTCTTCTTCGGTTAAACCGGTGTCCATCGTCACAACGCATGATAACTCATATCGACAGTTGTTTTCGAGATCGATGTCACCTGGCGTCATTTTTACACTTAGAGTTTGTGTATTAATATCGTAGAATTTGGAGAATATCTCTTGTCCTTCTGCAATCATTTTGACGTTTCCGTATTCATCCACCGTTTCATATGAGTCTTTAGAAATCACAGATATATGGAACCCGATAGGTTTTTGCGAATCAGGCCCCGCATTTGCTGTTACGTAGAATGGGTATTTCGTCACTTCTTTTATTGCGGAGCTAGCTGCTTGATCATTTGATAAGATCAAAGACAGTGATGGTGGAGCATATATACTTATCATTCTTGTGGCTGACCATGGACCGTATTCACCTGTAACGCCGGCGGTTCTAACCAACCATTTGATAGATGCTCCTTCAGTGAACGAACGTGTCGATAAGTAGTAATAACTAACGTCATCGCTTACGTTGGTTTTTAATACTTCTTTTATTACAGGTGTTCCATTATTAGCCGTATACTTAAGTTCGGCTTTTGTTTCTTTTGAGCCGTCTTTTGAATTATGCATCCAGTATAATTTCATTTCTTCTCCAACTACAGCTGTCGAGGTTGACGACCAAGTTGTTGGGGCTGCTGGTACTCCTCCTAATACGATTGAGCTTGCTTCGGTCCAGTCAGATTGACCTTGATCGTTTACAGCTCTAACTCGGAAGAAGTACTTTTCACCGCTGGTTAACCCGGTTATCGTATAGCGAGGTTCGGCAACATTGTTTATAGTTGTCGACGCGTTAGACGCTCCCAGGTAATCTAAAACCGTAGCATATTCTATATCATACGTCTCAGCAGTAGTTACCTTAGACCAAGTTAACGAAACAACCGTTTCAGATACTGCTCGAAGTTCGGTAATCTCTGTTGGTTTATTAGGTTTCGTATGTACATTATCAGAATATCCAGTCCATTCACCATATATCTTATTCTTAACTGGTCTACATCGAACTTTATAATCATAACCAGGTGAAACATTACATGAATATTTAGCAACACTTGTTGATGGTTTGGACTTACCAACTTTGTATATTTTCGAATCATTTTGAACGATTTCGAATTCTACTTCATCTACACCACTAGACACTCCACTAATTTCAATTTTTAACGTATAATCTTCAAGAGTTACTGTTGGTGTTCCAGATGGCGTATCAGGAGGAAGATCTTTCATATAATAAAATTTCTCCGTCGACCATTGTGCGGTCCAATGAGGTGTATCCACATCGTTTACTTTATGAGTTGTAGCGATTGGTTTTACTTGGAAAGAAATATATGTTGCATTTTCAGGTGGTGTATACGTACTTTGAGGTCTAGAATTATCGATCGAATCCACCGATGTCGTACTACCTGTAAATTTAATATTGTTAGCTGTTCCATAAAACCAACGTATGTCGAATTTATCGGTATAACCTCTACTCCACGACCATGTAGCAAAGAAGGTTCTATCGGTATCAGCCTGTAACCCGAAAGCTGTTATTGTAGCTTGAGTTGGTAGACTTTTTACCGGCGTTGATGATGTTGATGGTTTAGATGGTGTAACGGTAACTGTTTCGGAAATCTTTAACACTTGACCGACGTAGATTAAATTCACATTGGCGATATTATTTAATTTAGCCAAATAATTAACAGTTGTTCCATACTTCTTAGCTATCGCACTTAAAGTATCACCTTTAACAACCGTATGTGTTTTATAAGTAGCCATACCTATAACCTCCTTTCTATTCTGGCTGCTCTAACTAATGATTGAACTGCTGCTGATACACTACTTCCATCATCATAAGTTATCCCATTTATAGTATATGATGGTCCTGTATTATTTAACTGTTCTTTTAGACCGTTTAATGCTGATATGATGTCGCTATTATCGTATTTATTTTGAATTTTTCCGACACTTCCGGCTATTACTCCAGAACGTGCGTTGATTTGAACATCTTTGTTACCGATCATACTATTTAATAATCTGGTTCCTTTAGATATATTACTTAAATCCATAACAGGAGTGATTGTAGGATTAATGTCCATATCACCGTCTAATATTTTCGATATAGTAGATAAAGGGTTTCTAACGCTATCTACTACATTACTTGCTAACCCTTCAGCAGAATTGACAGCTAAACGTGAGTATTTATCCAGTCCGACAGACATACCTTGGGCGGTGAATTTACCCATCTCTATAAATACCCTAGATGGGGAATGAATTCCTAGAAAGGATTTAACCGCGTTTACTGCTCCACCGGCTAACTCAGTCGCTTTCGACCAGACTGACCCAAACATAGAACCAATACCGTTTATAAACCCTTGGACCATATCTCTACCCGCTTGCCATAGAGCGGTTCCAGCATTCGCCATAGCTTCTTTCGCACTGTCGATAGCTCCTTTTACAGACTCTTTAATGTCCGGCCACTTTTCAACAATACCGTTGATAGCCCCCATGAGTAACTCTCCACCTTTTGTGACGAAATCAGGGACACCAGCTGATAACACAGAACCACCTGTAGTTAATATTGCACGTATGACTTTATCGATAGCTGTAGCAATTCTGTCTTGGTTATTTAACAAACCATCAGCCACACCTTCGATAAAACTTAAGGCAAGGTTGATCCCAGAATCGATAACTTCTGGTAGTTTATTCGCCATTCCATTTATGAAGTTGATAACACAGTCTGATCCAGCTTCAACAATAGGTTGAGTATTATTCGCGATACCTTGTAAGACGCCTAATAACATATTTAAACCGGATGTAACCAGTTCGGGTATGGCAGTTTCGATACCTTTAGCGAAAGCAATAACCACATCTACCGCTAATTGAATGAATTGAGGTATTAGTGTACCTAAAGACGTCAGTATTTCACTTATTACCGCGGTTACCGCGCCTATAATCTGTGGTGCTCCTTGACCGATTGCTTCAGCGAGTTTAACAATAGCCTCACCCATTTTTAATCCAAATTTTGGTAATAGATTTAATAATTGTCTTAGAAATTCAACGATTAATAAACCAGATCCACCAACAGCTACACCCACACTAGTGAGTCCTGCTCCTATCATCATTAACCCGGCTCCACAAGCAGTCGCACCTAGACCGATCAAGGCGATTACCCCGGCTAATCCAGCTAGAATTGGAACTAGAGGTCCTAATACTAAACCGGCTAGTCCTAAAACGGTAAATGCTCCAGCCATACCTAATAGGGCTATTCCGATACCCTCAAGACTCATGGTTGATAACAATAATAATTGAGGTGTTAGGACTGCAATAGCACCCGCCATAACAACTAACGCTGCTGCTCCGAGTATTCCTCCAGACATCGCATACATAGCGGCTGCTAGAATAGTTAGTGAACCAGCGAGAACGGTCATTCCTTTTCCGATTTCTTCCCAAGACATACCTCCGAAAGATTTAAGGGATAATCCTAGTAGTCCCATAGCTGCAGCCATAGCTGCTATACCGACGGCGACCGTAGTCATTTTGATTCCTGAGATAAGTTTAGAAGCGGTACCAATAACAACTAGACCTCCAGCCATAGCTGTTAGACCTCGCCCCATTTCATCCCATGTGATGCCACCAAAAGATTTTAACGCTTTACTTAGTGTTACTAAACCGTTACCTATTAGATTTAAAGCAACACCCAGACTAATCATCTTAATACCACCAGGACTAGCGATACTAAATAATGCGATCTCTGATAATATACCTGCTACGCCAGCTAAACCGCGTATAATAGAATCAGGATCCATACTTCCAAAACCTTCGACGGCGTCTTTTAATACTAACAATGCGTTTGACAGTATTAGAATTCCGGTGGCAGAAGTTATACCAAGTCCTCCGAATTTAGCTCCAGCCATAAAGAACATGAGTTCAGCTAACAACATTGCTAGTGTGGTTAGACCAGTACCTAGTTTCTCTGGTTCTATTGAACCTATTTTCTCTAGAGCGCCAGCCATAACATGTAGAGCCGATCCAAATATTATAAGACTTGTTGCTGATCCAATGAAACTTTTAGTGTTTTTACCCATTAACTTAGCTGTTGAAACAGCGACTAACATTACTGAGGTGAGCCCAAAAACCCCAGTCATCAGTCTCTCAGGTTCTATCTCAGATAACTTCTTAAGAGCCGACGATAGGATAGTCACCGATGTCGCGAACGATATTAGAAAGCCGCCCAATTTAAACATACCTTTAAACGAACCAAACTTACTCATTAAAATGTAAGCAGCTGCTAATTCACCAAAGATAATGGCTAACCCCATTAGACCTCCGACCATTTTATCCTTATCGATAGACGAGATTAGTAATAGAGAACCCGCTAAAATAGCTATAGAACCAGCTATCTTTAATAGTAGCGAGGCGCTTAAGTCTTTTTGGTATGTCTCTAACGTGTCTTTTACCGTTGATAGTGTTTCTTTTACACCCTTACCTATACCTTTAAATGAACTGATTACACCTTTTGTTGATTCGGCTACATCAGCCACTTCTCCAAACATATTCTTTAATTGTCTAACGATTTCAACCGCCGAACCTGCTTTTACTAAGTCGAAGATTGTTCCGAAATCAATGGTACCTATAACGTCCGCAATATTATCAATGATCGGTTTTAGAAAACCACCGACAGCTTTAAAACCCTTTCCAATCGCTCCGAAGAAACTACTAAAGTCTAGATCAGTTAAATACCCAAACATTGTTGCTACAGCGTCTTTCACCCCTAATAGAAATTGTGCGGTTTCTTCCGTTGCTGTTTCTATACCAGATGAAACTGTCTCAAAGACTCCCATTTCTTTTACTGATTCTTTTAGATTACTAAAGAGTCCACCTATTTTAGATGATACATCTAATACCGAACCACCAATACCTTCGAATATTTTTGTTAGTGGGAATAGACCTTTTAATACTGATCCGATACCGTCTCCGACTAACTTAATAATGTCGAATAACCCCTTAAAGGTATCTTTTATTTTACCAGCGGTCTTATCACTCATTTTGAAATTTTCGGTAAGGTCTTTGAATTTGTTAGATAGTTCGATTAATTTTTCTCCAGTCATAGCAGGGAATACTTCTCGCCAAGCATCGCCTACTGAACCTAACGCTTTCCCTAAACTCTGAACAATGTTAGTTAAACCTTCGATTACAGCCGTTCTACCGCCTTGTTCGTTCCATGTTTTCAACATTTCATTTCTAGCATTAGTCGATGGCTCTATAATACTATTGAATCCATCACTAATCGCGGTGAAGAATTCGGCAGCTTGTTCCTTATCTCCGATAATATACTCCCATGACGTCGCCCAACCAGAACCAACCGATTCCTTCATGGTGTCAATCAACTGGGTGAATGTTTTAACTTCAGTAGCAGCCTTTAGTAAACTTTCGTCGTTTGCGAACTCTTCTAATGTTTTAATTAAAACCTCTGAAGTTAACCATCCATCTTGAAGTGTTTCTCGGAACGGTTTCGATTCGTTTACGAATTCACCCATTTGTTTAGCTGTTTTCTTTAAAGCGTTCTGGAATAATTCACCACCCATACCTGCGTTTACAACTGAGTTCCAGTCTTGTAGACTGACTTTACCCGCGGCCAATGCTTGTGATAATTGATACATGGCTGTTGAAGCTTGTGCTGCGGATGAACCTGAACCGGCCGCTAAGTTAGCGATACCTTTAATCGCAGTTGTCGATCTTTCTAGATCTATACCGGCTGCTGTGAATGTCCCGATGTTTTTAGTCATATCAGCAAAGTTATAAATAGTTTGATCGGCATATTCATTTAACTCAGCTAATGCTTTCTTTACATCATCAATGGTCGTACCTTTACTTTCGGTATTAGTCAGGATTGTTTGGATTGAGTTCATCTTCGTTTCATACTCGGAAAAACCATCGGTAATCGGAGCTAAAGTAAAAGCATTCGTGAATCTTCGCCCAGCATCAATGGCTCTATTCGTAATGTTCATCAATGCCGTTGTGGCGATAATACCTAACGCGTTAAATCTACTAGTAACCCCTTCGATTCCAGATGCTAATGCACCCATACCAAGTGACGTTAATTTATTCATACTACTATTGACTTCACTAAGACCGTTAGTAGCACCTTTCATTTTGAGACTTTCGTTCAGACTATTCAAAGACTTCATAGTTGTACTTACACCTTTTTCGAATCCTTGATTATCGAATTGCATCTGAACTATTCTTTTGTCAATGGAACTCATGAATTAACCACCTCCATCCATGCCTCCTCAACTATCTTATCGAATACCGGCCGAATAGCAGGGTTAATGTAATCAATCCCTTGTACGTATCCACCAGTACCAGTTCCATGACCGTATTGTAGAATGACTGCTATATAAACCCCGTTGTTTTGGTTTGTATTCGTCCAGTGAATGGTGGCTCCTTCTTTTTTAACTGAGATTTCGTACCCCCAACTTTCAGCAGTCTTTCCACTATCGAGAGGTGTCGCATTGGCTAATGCATTCACACCCATTTTACCATATTTATCTAATATTTTAGTTATTTGGAAGTTATCCATCTTTTTTAGAAATCTAAAAGTATTACTAAAGTCACCTTTAGACGTTAATCGTATCAAGCTATCACCCTCTTGTGTTGAATTCCTTTCTTCTAGCATCATTAAGAGCCTTATTTCTAGCTAGAATTTCTTGTTGTGACATTTTCTTAGGCGGATTATTCTTGATGTTACAAACTTTCACGAGAGTTAATAAACGATTAAGATGCCAGTATTGACATTCAAATGGTATGTTGTATGTGACCATCCAATAATAAATAATTTCCGACGTTACTGTTTCCCTACCACCAGTTTTAGGTTCTTCTCTGAATGTTGTGGCGGTCATAGGATGACCGATGTAATTATTAATTTCTATAAGATTACTCTCAGTCAATCTGTCGAATACCGTCAAATCTATCGGACCCTCAACAATCATACATTTAATATAATCAACGATTTCATCCATGGATTTATCTTTACCATCTAGGAACGGTTTACGCCACTTGGCTTCCCATTTTGAAATTGAAACTAGAGAGTGTTCTAGTTGAACCTCGACGTCGTTATAATACGTGAATTCTCCAGTTTCCTCATCGAAATATTCCAATCCAGGTATTACGATCGTTAACATGTCCGATCACCTACCATATTATTTTCCTAGATTCGCAGGCATAATACCGTTAACAAACGCTGCAGCTGCTTTTTCATCTAATGCTAATTCCATAAAGATCTCACTGTAAGCTTCAGTCTGAGAGAATGCTTCTGCGATCTCTTTACTCTTAACGAATCGTTTACCGTCAGCTGATTTCTCACCGTATGCTTTTAATACCATTTGTTTGAATAACTCAATGATTCGCACATTATCGTTTGATTTAACGATTTCCTCTAACATTTTAGAGAAACCACCCTCTACTGATAATTCCATTTCTGTAACTTCGGCTTTCGATAAGTTGAAATAGAAATCCTCCGTACGTTCTACTCCATTATAATCCACATAAGTAACTGTTTTCTTTAACATAATATATCTCTCCTTAATAATCGTTTTATTTGGGTAAAATCTAAAAGCCCCACTTTTTTATTGCGGGGCTGAGTGTTTAATTAACCTGATGCTAATAAAGCTTTGATCTCGTCAGGTGAAGGTAATGTAGGCTCAGCAGTTGCTGTGCCGTATAATTTCTCTTCTATTTTTTGTAATTTACCAGAGTCAACTCGAGTTGAGTCAATAACAACTGTCGCAGTTGGTTTCATTCCAGTTACTGGAACTGGTGTTGTACTGATGTCCCAGCTGAATGTAATTGCATCAGGGTTATCATTGATTGAAGAGTATGCTTTCTCTGATGGTTTGGCTTTACATCCGTAGATAATATGGATTTTATATCCGTGATCCTGACCTTGCGTATCGTTACCTAATGATGTTGTATAGCAGAAACCGAATGATTTTCGTGTTTGTTGTCCGATGTTAACACCAGTAACTAAACTAGCCGATCCATCACATTGTTCGAATTCTTCAGGGTAAGTATAAGCTTCGATTGTAGCTTCGAATTCTTCCGCCCCATAAAGAACAAGGTATTTAATATCATCCGCATATAAGTTCGTAGGTTCTGCTCCAGTTGGTTTTTCAGTTACAGCTGTTAAACCGTTCCATACAACACCGTTTTCATAAGTACCGCTATCGTTCATAACATATAGAACGCCTTTTTTAACACCAGTTTCAAAGAAACGTTCTCCGACAGCATTAAATTGTAATTTCGCCATTTTGAATTTCCTCCTTGATTAATAATATAGATTGAATGCATAATGATATAGGTTGTCCGCAATATAGATTCTTGAAATACTACACATAGTAAATGTTCGCATCACTTTCTCTACAATTTCCATATTCGGTTGTTTGAAGATGAATAGTAATTCGAATCGACTAGTGTAAGTATATATAGTATTATCCGCTCGTCTAATATCACCTACTGCAAGATTATAGATGACACACGGATACGCCAAACGGATAGAGGCTGGTGGTTGAAAATATACGTTTTCACCAACCAACTTCTCCAATTCGCTTTGTAGCTTAAGTCGTTTATCCATTATAAAGACCCCCTAACGTTAGGATTAATCTAGGATATTGGACTTCCACATCCGAAACTTTCCATTTGGCACCCATGAATGTCACATAACGCATGGCATGAAAATTATTCGAAGCATACGGATCCGCTATAATACTTATTTGATTCGAGATGGTTATGTCGTCATTTATTTTAGACCCTTCTCGTAATCGTCGAGTATTTCTTAAGACATCACCCATATATTCGGTCTCTATGATTTGTTCTTCATAAATACCTGGTTCTGTTTGTACAGTTGCTGCGTAACCAATTACTCCGTAATATTTAGCCATTTTGAATTTCCTCGATTATTCTCCAACTGTTGATTCTAATACGATAGCAGAGAATGGTTTGATTAACGCACCAGAGCAACGTGTTTCGATTAAGTATTTTTGAGCATTGTAGTCGATGTCGAAATCTTCGAACATTGAAACTGCTCCACCTTTGTCAGCACCGATATTATAGTCACGTAAGTTTACGATAATACCTAAAATATCTTTTGTTTTGTCTGCGTTTTTAGCTCCTTCCATAACAGGAACAGTTACGATTTCTTTAACACGCATAGCTGTAGCTAATTTAGTAACTGAATCATAGATAACACGTCCATTTGCATCTTCTAATAATAACATTTCAGTTAATACTGACTCAGAGCAGAATAAAGTAGGCTCTCCTGATCCTTTGTAGTCTTTACGAGCACGTAAAGCTTCACGAATCATAGCTTTAGCTTTAGCTTCTGGTGTTTGCTCTGTAGAAGTAACTGTATGATGAATAGCATATAATGCATCATCGTTTGCGATTGAACGGATGTGAGCATCTTTGATTTTATCGTCTGAAGAAGATAAGCGACCGTCACCGATTAATACCGCACGTGCGATTTCTTCCTCTAACATCATGCGCATTTCTTTCTTGATGAATGCTACTACGTCGAAGTCTGTAATGTCGATCACGTCATCGCGATGTAACTTTTGTTTTTTATACACAGTTTGAGGATCTGTTGTACGTTTTAATAATGTGAATACTTCATCTTTTTTCTGTTTACCTTTAATGTAACCTAATGCGCGAGCTTCATCTTCACGAATATCAGCTTGTAAAGATTTAATACGAGAGAATGGTGTGCGATGTACCGATGACATTACTTTTCCAACCCATCCCATATCGCGTCCTAAGAACTCTGGTTCTTTAGATAATGTTTGGTGTTCTGGGAATAAATATCCAGCAGCGTCAATGTTAGTGATTCCGTGTTGTAAGCAACTTTCACGTAAAGATCCGTAACGTTTAGCGTCGCGTAAGATAGCTTCTGTTTCAGCGTGAGATAATACGTCGTTGTTTCCTTTTACATTTTCATTGTCGAATACGTTGTGTTTCATTTTATCGTCTCCTTCGTTTTCTTTATTTGTTTTTTCTTCTTCGCCTTCTAAGGCTTGCCCGACTAAGGCATATAAAACATTTCGTTGTTCTTCTGTCATACTATCGATAACATCTTGAACTGTTTTCTCTTTTTCGTCTTTCACTTCTTTTTCCTCCTCTTTTTCAGGAGCATCTCCATCGGCATGTGATAACACTAATGTTTCACCCGTATAAATAACTCCTTCTTCATCTGAACTCTCTCCGTGACTTAGGATCGAATCAATGAATGCGCCAGGATTAGCTCCGGCTAACACGAGACTTACTTCACGGATCGTACCATGCTCAACATTTCCACCTTTTTGTTTTAATTGATTAGCGTAGATAGATAATGCTGTCACGTCACCATGTTGAACTAATGTTTTAGCGTTTTTACCAGCCTCAGTATCGTTAAATGTACAATATGCGTAGACACCAGAGTCACGATTCTCAAGTAACGCATGTCCTAATACGTTTAATGGATCATTATGTTGATGGTTCCAAACTAGCGGTACTGTTTGACCGTCGTTATGTTTAAACGCATCTCTTAAGATTGTTCTACCGTCAGAGCATCGTAAGTTATTCTTAGTTGCCCATCCGCTAAAATCATATTTCTTACCCATATTATCACCTCATTCTTACTCTTGTAGTTTTTCATTTTGAATTTCATCCGGGATTCCGCTCTCTTGCTTAGCCGCAATATCTTCGCTTGATTGATTTAAATTCTTATTACGTAGCTCATCCGCAGAAGGATCGTCCGCTGGTTTCATACCAACAATTTGTCTGATTTCGTTAGATGTCATGATCTCATTTCGTGTGAACTTGTCAGCTATCTCAGCGATATCGCTTACTGGTACAAGTTTAAATGGATCTCGGAAATACATAATTGTTTGTTTTTGTGTTCTAGCTGTCTTAGTTAAGAATTTACGTTTGATTTCATCAACAATTGCCGCTAGAATAGGTTCGATGGTTCTGTTGTAATAATTCAGCATTGTTTTATCGTTAGCGCTACCATCCATAATACTTTGTGTTAAACCTAGTTGACTGTATAACATACCTGTTAAATATTCAACTTGTTTCATAAGGTTATTTTCGGCAGGTCGATTCAACTGTGTGATCTTTTCAGTTCCATCTGTATATGCGATACCGTATTTAGATCCAGCCAATTGCATTTCGATATCCTTACGACGTTCATCAGCTTGCTTCTTTCTCGCATCAGTTTTAATCACATACGGTAACTGAATGATTAAATCCAATTTACCAGAACTTGTCTGTTCATCCACGACATCCAATAAGCTTAATTTTCGAATTAGACGTTGCATTGTCGAGTTTGGTTCATTAATAACCGCATATAGAGGATTCTCAATAATCCCCACCATTGATTTCGGAAGTGTTACTTCTTCATGTATACCTTTTTGGTCGTTATACACTCGGACTCTTACGTGTGCCGGATACCACTCTAATATCTTACCTGTACGTAATGTGTTTATCTCATAAGAACCAGATTTAGCTGGATCAATCGTCGTATCTACCGGCACAATAGCGACACAACCTTCATCCAACATAGACATCACCACGTCTTGTAGAAACGCTCTACCTGTCTGATCGATATTAGCTTCAACATTCAAGCAGTTTTGTAGTCCTGAATCCATTTCTTCTAGGAATCGACCATTATCATCTAAGCGAACATGTTTAATCGCGATCGATGTTGCGTCTAAGGCTATCCGATTATACACTGATGTCACTATCGACTTTTCAACACCTCTCGAAAAATGAACTCTGTCTGGCCTAAACGTACTAAATCCACCTAAGTTTTGAGGATTCACATAAGTATTATCGTTGTAGAAGAACGCATTCCAAGCATGTTGTAGTCTATCTCCTATTCCCATTTTGAATTCTCACCTCCTTTCAGTTATTTCTGAGCTTGGGCTAATTCTTTCTTAACCATTTCTCGAATTTCCGAATCCGTCATTTTAGTATTAGGATGTTTCTCTTTGTATAATAAGACGTGTTTATCAACATTTCGTTTCGATATGATAGGTGTCGCACCAAACATTCCGATATACATTGCTCCGTTTTTCATTATATCAGGTTTAATTAACAGATTATTCGCTTTTTTATTATACGATATTATCTCAGACGTTTCCATAACTCTCTTTGAGTATTCGAATTTACCATCGAATACGATTATGGGCATCTTCGAGTTATACCCGCTATATTTTTTATCGTTCATATCAACGATCGCATTAACGCCTTGTTTTCTCAGAGCGTCATAAAATTTATTAGAATTTTTAACACTTGCGTTGTCGTGATCGGCGAGTAGAATATTAAATAAATCATATCCATGTTTTCTTAACGTGCTATCTTTAATATTACCATTGTTTAGTTTATCATTGATGCCTTGTAACATTGGTAATTGGTATTGTAGCTCCTTACTTCTTTTATACATGTTAGCCCTAAACTCGCTATCTTCTTTGTATAATTTCATAAACGCGTCTTCTGCTCGTTTACGTGAAGCAATTTTAATATCGTCTTTATTTCTAACGGTAACATCGTATACTCGTTCTTTTAGCGCATTATCACCCCATCCTTTTCGCATTTGTATGTTATTATTAAAAGCGTCACCTAATAAACCTTTATACTTGATTTTATCGTTCTTATCAAAGGATAGGTATTGTCGACCTTCTCGGATTTCTGCATTTTCGGCCAACTGCATAATTCGTTGAAATTCCGAATTACTTTTTAGAACTTTATCGCTTGTATATCCTTTATACTTCGCATAGGCTACGCATGACGCGACCGTTACTGCGGCTGTGGCAGCCACATACCTTTCAGTCTTAATCCGTTTCGCGGCTTTTTGTTCTGCTTCTTCTTTAGAGAACCCTTGTTGTTTATACTTATCTTCCAACTTTAAGCGATGTAGTGATTTATTCTGTGGTATTTTATACTGTTTCTCTTTTTTATCACTAGATGAGTTCGGTTCGTCGTATCTTTTCTTTCCCGCGGGAGTAAGAGATCCATCTTCATTTTGAAATCGCCGAACACCCCATTTTTGTCCTTTAATACCGTGGTGATATAATTCGCCTTGTCGAGTACATACCCATGTAGTCATGTTATCTCACCTCCTTTCGAATTAATCGAAAGCATCTTTATTTAGTTTGTACGCTATATAACCATCCATCATTGCCGCTACGGCATCTATCTTTTGATCTTGACGTTTCTTTAACAGTTTGCGGTTACCGTTTGTATCTTCCAGGGTTATACAGTTACCCATAGCAAACATCATTAATTCTTCGTCAAACACAAGCATTCTTTCTTCGGCTAATTTCTTCAACTCACCTAATGGGACCGACTCTGTTTTGGCTCCTTGAATTACTTTCTCTATTCCGAATGGTCCATTTTCTCGCTCCCATCTCTCAACGAAAGCTCTCGCGTTATACGGGTCAAATCCAAAACATCGAACGTCGTATTCTCTATTTGTAATATGGGCGTCTAGATCATCGTAAACTTCTTGCATGTCTAAGACCGTTCCATCTAAAACAATTAAACTACCTTCCTTCATGAATTCGTCATATTTCAAACGCATTGCGCCTGGGAGTTTATGTAATGTTTTCTCGGTAATATAGTTTCGTGTCTTTATACCGAATGACCCATCTCGTAATGGGAATAAGAAAGTGAACGCACAGAAGTCGTCACCTTGAGAAAGGTCTGCTCCCATTGCACATGGCATCCCCCAGAAATCTCTTCGTCTATGAGGTAATGTTTCCTCGTAAGTGAAGAAATACGTGTAACCTTCCATAGGGATTCCAAATCGTTTCGCTAGAATATCGTTTCGAACGGCCGGAGTTTTCTCCGCTCTTTCAACATCCAACTGATATGTTTCATAAGTTACAGTTTTACCAATATTAGGATTTGCTTTCATCCATGTTCTTGGGTCTGAAACTTCTTCTACTTCATCGAGTCGGTAATACCATATCGATACGTGTGGATTAACATAGTCTCCTTTAAGGATGTCCATTAATTCCATTTTGATTGTATCTCCGCTACCATTTCGAACCGTACCTTCTGAACTCATAGCTATAATTAAATAGTCATCTAGTTTAGAAGCACCTTGTTCGATTGCACCGATTACGTCTTCCCGTATATCTCCTGATAACCATTCATCGACGGTTGCGATTCGACATCGAAGACCTTGTAGTTTATTAATGTTCATTGGTCGTATTTCCAATAAGGAACCGGTTAGAAAGTTTTCGATCCCCTTTTTAGTAGATGCTAATTTTGTTCGATTCGCTTTAGAACCAGTCGTGTTTTGCATAGATCCCTCTGTTAAAAATTTAAACAAAGGCCCTTTAGCTCGCGTGATCGCTGTTCGAATCGGCGACAGTATCTCTTCCGCTTGTTTCATGGTCGGCGCTGTTGTTATTTGATGCGTGGTTGTTACATCAACGTTAAGGAAATAATTCTGTATCATCGAACCATACATCGATTTAGCAGCACCCCTTGCAACGATTAAATACTGTTTATTAATCAGTCGTTTCTTGATACGCTTTGTAACGTATCGTCCACCATGTCCATCTGGCGATGGTTCAAATACACTTCTTTCGACGAAGTAATACCATCCAAATACTTGTTCGGCCCATAGTTTGAATGAGTCGAGTAGATGTAGATCCGCTCCATCAGTTAAAGTTAATTCGCTTTCGCAGAATTCAATGAAACCATTGATTGCTTGATCGTCGTAATATATTCCAGGATTCGCAATGAGCTCGTCGATTCTGTTCATCTCCATTGAGATTTCTTTATTGACTGGTATTTCACCTCTCATTACGGCGTCCCGGAATTTACCATAATAAATAGGAGTGGCAGTATTCGACAATGCCATTTTGAATTTCTCCTTTCCTATACCAAATTATTTACCAGTTAACTGTTTAACTAATAAAGCAATAGTCAACGATGCAACAGTTCCTTGTACAGCTATAGCACTAACATCTAATGCTTTATCGACGAAAGTTCGACCTCTTTCTAGACTCTCTCGATGTAACATCATTCTCGTATAGTTGTCTTCCATATTTAGGCGCTGTACTCGTTTTTGTAGCTCGATGTCTGACATTTCCGCAGCGCTCTTTCTTATTCTACGCTCTGCAGCAGGATCATTTAACTTTTTAACGGTGTTATTTAACGTTTTAGCCTCATTGACTATTTTTCCGGCTGTTTTAGTTTTATCGATTGCTTGTTGGTAGTCATTGACGCTATAGCGTTTTTTACCTTCCGCAGTTAACGACCCATCGGTATTTTGAAATCTTCTGACTCCCCACTTTTGTCCTTTAATACCATGATGTTGTAGTTCGTTACTCAATGTTATCACCTCCTTCAGTAGGAGTATCACCAACTAATAATAATCGCCATTCCAATTCACTTAATTGTCTATTAATGCTTTCGGTTAAGGAGTTATTACTCGGTGGATCAAATAGTAATCGAACTTTTAGATAAATATAACTTTTAACCATGGATTCATTTGCTTGAGTAATGTATTCATCCCATGTCGTATACGAATCCTCTATCACGAACCCCTCTTTTGGCCCAATCCCAATCTGATTAAGCATTGCAAATGTACTATTTATATGCATTATTAAATCGGCATCGAAAATGGTATATGACTCTTGTATACCGAGTAGCTTTTTAATAGAGTTCAATACACTATCCATTAATCTCACCTCCTCCAAGGACATGTGTCATTTTTGGTCCTTTCGATTATCTCTCCAGTGTATACCTCATTGGTACCATAATGTATAGCGTCGTGTGTTCTCTTGGATACGCATATTAAATATTCAGGATTAAGTAGATAATCTGTTTTATTAAGTATATCATGTTTAGTTATGGGGTTCATGTGATGAATTAAGATTCTATCATAAACCGGCATGTCTTCTATTCCAAGGTCACACGCTCCGTCTCTGATTATAACGTAATCTCTTATCGATCTCCATTCCCGTGTTTTATAGAATCTTTGATTTAAATATCTATCAAAACCGAAAGTATCCTCACCCACTCTTCCGTCAAGTTTTAAATATTCATACCGTTCTTTGAACGTTTGTAGTTTCATTAGTTCCGAATATGTTCTAATATTCATATTCATCAACTTCTTCATCATCTTCATCAGAAGAATTATTTTGACCGCTATAGCTTTTCATAGCATTGATTGCGTTCGTGTATAACTCTTCGATGCGTTTACTTGATTGAAGATTTTCAGTTTTTGCTTCAATCAACATCTTCTGTTTCTCCAAGATCTCTCTTTCGATCTTCTCTTTTGTTGAACCAAGCTTCAAATAATGAGTAATCACCTGAGACGATGCCGTTCCTTCTAGTAGTTGTCTTTCGGCAAGGTCTACAGCCAGTGATATCAGCTGATTCTCTCGTGCTTCCGGCGTGGTGGCCGGTCGAATCTTTTTTGCTGTATTATTTGTGGTTGTTTCTTTTTTCTTTGGCATACTATTAACCCCCTTTTCTACCAAATATAAATGAATCGCAATGTGTTTAACGCGACTTTCAATCACCTTTAAACGTCCTAGGGAGAGGAGGAAGTGAATATAACAACCATACAAGGGTTGATGATTGAAAGCCGGGGTAAACACATTGCGATTTGTTTTTCAAAAATTCACCCCCGGAGAATTTTTT